TCTCGTGCCGCGTCCGCAGACATTGCATTTGAAGGTGGTGGAGCCGCGATAGAATTTTCGGATGGCCATTGCCTTCTCCTTCATCATCAGAGCAAAAGTGCTCTGTGATACGCAGGACCGTTTTCCTGCGCACCACACAGCGTTTTGTTTCTTACGCTGCTTTCTTCGCGGACTCGATGCGCTTCACGGCCTTCAGAGCCTTGAGACGATTCAGGTGGACATGCGTTTGCGTCAGCGGATTCTGGTCCGTGACCTTCTTGAGTCCGAGCTTCACGGCCACGGCCGCGATTTCCGCTACGGTGCCCCTCTTCGCTTTCTTGGCCGCGTCAAGCACCACGCTCTGAATGCCAGCCTGGACCTTGTCGGTCATCTTCACGAATGCGAAGGAAGCGAACGTGCCACGATTCGACTTGACGCTCTTGTTGGTTTTCATTGTGCTTATCTTCATCATCGATGTTGTTGAAATCCTGAATGGCCTTGGAACCATAACGACTGCGGAATGCAGCCGGGGATTTACAACGCACGGGGATGCGTTGTCCTCATCAGCTCAGTTCGGTATCGATAATTTTCATCGCATGCGTTCGGTCTGTCGCATAGCAGATGAACGAACCACCCTTCTCTACCCACCAGAGCCCGGTGAGATCGTTCTTTCGAATCAGATACCCTCTATATGCGAATGTCATTAGGATTTCCTTCCACCGAACTTTGCGAGCATCTCCGCGAAACGAGCGTCGGACATTTCGATTTTCATTTTCGTTTGGCCTTGGAACCAATCGCGGCTGAATGCCACGAGGGATTTACAGGAGCGTGCTAGGCTCCTGTCCTCATCTCATATCCAACGCTGCTTGACTTCTTTCTGCCCACACATTGCGTGCTACGCATTCGATTTCAGCCTCGACATTGGATACTGAAGGCGACCAGCCATTGGTGGGTTTGTCTCCAGTGCTTGCGTGTCCCGCAGGACAGGAAGGATTTAGGTGCCTTCCTTAGAACGCTTTTCTGGAAGCCGGTCGCTATTTTGTTGAGAAAGAAAGCTCGCTGTGGGGAAGACCTGAAGGGGATTACCGCATTAGCACTTGGCCGCTTGGGCTCTAGGCTGCGTACCCTTCCTACCGCTCTCCCACCCGAGGACTCTATTATCCCTCTCTGCAGGGCAGAAAGGGAAGAACGAAGCGTGCGGATTTGGCCGACTTTTGGATTTATTACGTCCATATTTACACCAGAAAATACGAAGTACGAAATTGCTAGATATTCCGGATGGCATGCCAGGGCAAAATCCGTGGGTTAGGAGGAGCCCGGTGCGTACCAGGTACGATACCCCCCCCTTTTGAGGTGCTACTTTCTGTCCCTTCTGGTGGAGTTACAGCCGTATCAATTCTCTCAACCGCTTCTCTGCGGCCGATAGGTCCATATGATGCCACTCGCGATCTTCTAACACGGCCACGGCTTCACTGGCCCACAGGCCGCCACGCTCTGCCAGCCGTTCAATCGTTTGATAATGATTCTCTCTCGCTTGTCGCGCATGCTTCGAAATCGTGGACCACGGGATCTCCGTGATCGTGCCGCGATAACTTCCAGAGCCCGACATGATGGGAAACATTTTTACACGAGCGTCAGGCATCGCTTCGGCCTCCTCTTGAGAAACTTTTTGATCGTATCCTCCGTGCCTCCGGTCCGGTCCTCTGCTACGGCTGCCACCAGATACGAAGCGTCGTCGGCTACTTTCTCGTTGCGCACGAAGGGTGCCGCCTGTCCGTAGCGTTTCCAATCTGGATAATGGACCACGAGCGTAAGCCCGTATTTCTTTGCGAGGAGAGGAGCCAGCCGATCCGCACCTGTCGGACACCCACCGGACACGATGGCCGTAATCTTGTTCCGATAGCGGAGCATCAACACTTCCACGGCTCGTGCAACCTCTCGCATCGAGTCCAGATCATCGCGACGTCTCGAGCCCACGACGCCTATGGCGATCATGTTCTCTTTCCTATCTTGGGCACCGGGCCTTCGTCCCAGAAAAAATCTCCGTCGATGACCACGATGTTCTGGCGATGATGCAGGTTCCAAAAATGTGAACGCTGTTTCTCCGTGCCTTCAAACATGGCCCGTGCTTCACCAGCCGACAGTTCCCGATAGCGTCGGCCATCTCGTTCGAGTACCCGAAGGTAGGATTCATTTTTCATCGCGATTGCGCATCCTTTCTGTAAAGTATGCTTCGCACTCCTCGAACGAGGCATACCCAGGCTCATCGAAAAAGACAAATGTGAACGCGTTGGTAGCGGCGCGATCGAGCACCCAGACACCGTCCTCCCTTTTCTTCATGGCAAAGGTTCGTGGCGGGATTCGAATGGGATTGTCACGTTCGAAGAACATAGCTCACCCTCAGCACATTTACCGTACGACGGAGTACCGTGCTCCAGTACCACCAACGTCGAGTCCCCGTAACAGATTGAATCCCGATTGAAACCAGTCGGTATTCGAGGAGCCGGAGTGCTTCATCGCCGTGGCCATCGAGCCACTCGACTTCAATCCACGGGCCTCTCTCCAATGGCGACAATGCCAGGGCAAATGCATCCGACCGAAAATTTATCCCCATCCGCGTCCCTTTCTCGTTTGCACTTTGATGCCGGGAATGCCAGAGGGTTTGAACCGCTCGTCCGGCGTGGAGTAGCCGTTCTCCTCATTGAAGCCGTTGATGATCGGCTTACCAGAGCGATTCGGAAAGAGCCGGTCCATCATCTGCAGATCGAGTTTCATCGGTGGCCGTTCCTCTGGTCCAATGTAACGGACACTCAGGCGATTGCATCGGCCTCGACAGATCACCTGATCCTCCGTTCTCTGTACGAGGACTTCCTCTTCCCACCCGCATGCAGGACATCGATAGTCAAAGAGTGGCATGGCTATCGTTGTCCTTCAAAAAAGAGTTTGCCACGATTCAATCCTGGAATCAATCGTACTTCTCCGTCCCAGGCCGATGACGAATCGAATGTGGGCGTGTGCACCTCGATCTTCGTACAGATGCCGATGCAGAGAAACGCGCCATCGGCCGGTCGCCGCATGTATACCTCTGGCGCATCCATGAAAGCGATTGTCGGGTCGGTTTCCGGTTGCGGATGTCCGAGCACGAGTGCTCGTTGAGGAATCAACGCTTCGGATTCGGCCGGCGTGGCCAAGCGGACCAGAGCTTGCGAGCCGGCGACGGAGAGCAGTGTGCCACGGAGAAAGGTGCGTCGGTTCATAAATCAAACTCCACTTTGACTCCAGCCAGTTCATATTTCGAGAGGGCATCGCCGTGTGTGGTGCTTTCGATCATCGTAAAGCGAACGCTTCTGGGACAGACACCCGTCCGATAGGTGAAGTCCCGGAGGAGCGGCCGTGCCGCAGCCAGGAGATCCTTTTTCAGCACATGGAGATGATCAGAGAAGCGGGGATCCATTAGCCTGGTCCTTTCGTAAACGGGCATGCCAGCCGTCGAGGTGAGACATCTTGGAGATCTGCCGTTCCTGCATAGCGCGACGGTCCAGCCGAAGGTTGATGCAGACCAATTCCGCCGTGGCCAGCACATCCGCGATTTCCTTTTCCAACTCTCCGCGATTCGGAAGGAACGTGACCGGCTCCACTTCTCCGATGCCTTGAATGAGACAGCGAGCGGCCATGTGCGAACATTCTGACAACTCCTCGATAAACTTTCCGAGGAGTGCCAGGAGGACCGGGTCCGTTTCCGGATTCCATGGAGGACAATCAAATGACATTAGAGTCCGTGCTCCTTTCTGAAGAACCCGATGCGCCATGTGATGGAGAGATGAATATCGTAGCGTCCCAGCCGTGCGAGGAGTGTCCATTTCCGTTCCTCTTCGGTAGTCCGGGAGTATCGTCGCACGGTCCACTTCGAGAGAGTGAACCTCTGGGTGTAGAGGTTGATGTTCATGGGAGTCCTTCGCTCACGTACTCGAACTTTTTCTCAAAGGCTTTCCGTTCGAGGACGCAATGACGTACGGTGCCTGTCCAGTTCGGTTCGATTCGGAGCGGCACGTAGACGACGAACTCCTCTCCGGTGGTATGATGTCGGCAGAGGCAATCGAATTCGTAGAGTTGCCCGACGCCGGTCCGGCCTTCGATTTTTCGATAGACGCCCGTATTCATTTCGGTGATCCTTTCTTTTCTCCGATCAGGAGGAGGGAGAGGAGTACGACGAGCATCAGAATGATCATGAGCCCGAAGGCCCAGTCGGAGGCATCGAGCAGGATCATGAAGTCGCGGATCATGCGTTGCTCCTCAACAGCATTCGGTTCGCAATGTCGTCAAGGGTTGCCGACGCGTTCTCCGTACTGAATTCGGCAGCCGTTCCGTTGCGAATCTTTTCTGCGTACATGCGCAGCCATCCGGCATCACGCCAGGGTTGATCGGATGGATAATCCGCGTTCGTGATTTCCCGATAGGCCGTATCCTGTTTGAAGGGACAGTGTTTGTTAATCGTTTCGATGATGTACTCAATCGCCCGCGTGTAGGGCGTGTTGTCGTCAATATCATTCTCGATCTCTTCGGCTGCGGCTCGAACCCAGTGGGTGCCGATGGTCATTTCTTTTTCTCCTTTAGTTGCTGAAAGCGGTGGCCGAGAGTTTGGAGTGCGGAGGGAGGAATCCGAATCGGCATAAAGCATTCTTCCAGTGTGCGTCCTGATGTCGTATAGGTCCAGAGCGGTCGAGGGATGGGTGGTTGAACTTTCTTCATCCATTCCTGCAAGTCGATGAGTGAATCGAATCGCTCATGGCGAAAATAGTAGTCTCCGTCTTCTCGAAAGCCGTAGAGTCCCCATTGCTCGAACTTCGGGTGAGAGATCGAAGAGGCAGACGGAGGCACCGGTGTCGAGGGAGGATCCGGTTTGGTTCGAGGTGGCGAGCCTTTCTCTTTGTAGTAGCGAGCCATCGCCACGCGCACTTTCTCGTGTCGTGTTCGCATACCTGAGGCAATGGCCGCTCGTTCCTGTCGCGTATGCTTATAGCCTTTTTTTCTTGGCATGATGTTGACATTCAGGGCAGTATTTTCGATGGCATTTAGGGCAGCGGAGCCGAAGAGATCGACGGTGCCAACATGGACGTACGTTTCCCCTCAGGAGAGGGTGCGTGCAGGGTCGTATACTCGCTCGTCGTCGGATCTTTCGGAGATATGGCCTGATCGGCCGTTGTTGAACGGGCCACGGTCCGTGCTCCCGATCCAGTCGCCGTTCTTCTTCGGCCCACTCCCTCATGAGTTGTCGGTCTTGGTCCCAGATCTTTCCGGCACGCACTCGACGTTCCCGTTCATATCGTTTCAGTTGCGTCTGTTTCATTCGTTGTCGTGCTTCCTTGGACCATTTTCGTTTGACACCGGTTTGCGCGAGCGACATGCGTCGGCGTTGTGCGGCCGTCCGTTTCAATCCTTTATGGCCTATGGCAATACGTTGGCGATGGACGTCGGTTTGTTGATAGCCTTTCTTCGGCATAGATTTGGTTCGCTCCTCTCGGCTCTCTCGCAGAGCGGAGAGATTATCCGGTTAACTAGGTTAACGAGCAAGAACTTTGTTGTCGGCTGAGCCCGGTCGGCGTTCTTCTCCAGAGAGCAGTGGAAACAAGGCCGGTTTATATGGAGAAATCCGCTAAAGGGGATAATTCACGTCAACGTTACCCCCCCTGTGTGTATCCTTGTTGTTCAAAATTCTGTGAGAAAAAAAAGATCACAAACATAACCTTAAACGAGTCATCTTCATAGGGGAAATGCAACGGAACGAGCGGCGACGAGGCTCTGCCAGGGCCTACCCTACCCTCTCCAAAAAAATAGTGAATTGCTCGAAACAACGATTTCTCCATATAAACACAGGATGAACGTGGGGTTCGTGCAAAAGCCGTTTCCTCTGAGGAGGAAGGGTCATAGTTAGTCGCAGAAGGATCACCCTCAGTCAGATAAACGGCATCCGAAATTGCGATTTTATGCACCATTCATGGGCGATTGAGTGCTGAAAACACCAATAAACGCCGCATGAAATGCAATTCAATCGTGGAAAAGCGGAAAACAACGATTGCACGCACGATTTATTGGTGATTCGCACTTCAGAAAAGCGTGGAGTAAACGATGCGATCGAAAATCACGTTTGTTCGACCAGGAAGAAAAACAATCACACGCTGCGACACGAAAAAGTTCGGCGTTAGCTGCATCAAGAAGGAGAATCATCAAGGCCCGCACCGGTTTTCTGCCAGAAAAGCTGATGCGATGCAGGAACGAGCAGACAAAAAGAAAAAAGTACCTTTGCTTGCAAAGCTCGATTGCCTCGCGATGGTCGAGGATCCGATATACCGGGCTCGTTTACTGGAGGACCTACGAAATAGAGATCTCCGACCGGCTGTGGAATGTATGCTCTGGTATTATGCGAAGGGGAAGCCGAAGGAGTTGGTCGAACATTCCGGTACCCTCTCGCTGCAGGAGGAACTCTCCTCCCTCTCAACAGAGGAGCTACGAGCCAGGGCGTTAGACATCGCCGCTATGCTCAGCACAACAGACAAGCACGTTCACTAAGAAGGAGGAGAGAGGGACATGAGCTATCCTTGCTATCGGCACAACCGAGAAGGGCAGAGCGTATACGTAGAGGATGAAGCAGCGGACCGCAAGCTCAAAGGCGAATGGTTCGATCATCTCAACATCGAGAAGGACGAACGCGACGAACGATTCGCGGATGACCAGGATGTGGATCGAATGCTCGAAGAGGAGGATGACATCGACGACACGAAGAAGAAAAAGAAGCACGCGAAAAAATAAATTCGCGAGGGGGGTGCCCCCTAATGTGGAATGCGAAAAGCGTGGGATGCACTCGTTCAACTCAATTCAATTTTCAACACGGGAGGTTAGCATGAGTGATGAGAAGAAGCCGGCATTCGATCCTGAGCGACCGGGCACGGGCACGACCTATCCCAACGAAAAGAACCCCACGGAGATGCCGGGCTCCGGCGGTGCGAAGTCCGGGACGCCGGGACCGGGACCGAAGACGGGCTCCGGTGCTGGCCAGGAACCATCGAAGAAGTAACACCACCGAACGGAGGAGGAGCGAACGGTGCTCCTCTTTCCTTCATTCCATTTCATGATCTGATTATGGGAGAATCACAACATGACCGGACTGCTCGTGCTCTTCCTGACGCTGGCATTGATCGGGTTCATCTGCTATCTGATCCTCACGTACATCCCGATGCCGGAGCCGTTCAAGCAAATCCTCATCGTGATCATGGTGATCCTCCTGATCCTCTGGCTGATCGGCAACCTCTCAGGGAACCTCTCCCTTCCCTCACTCCAGATGCGGTAGCCCGAACGAAGAGAATCGCACGGGAAATTCGGTATTTCGCATCCCTCGCAGCGAGAACCGAATCTCGGGAGCATATCCGGCTGGCGCATCGCGCGATTGCAGAACGAGAACTTCTCTTGCAGAGAATTCGAAATGGCGCACATTGATATTCTCGGGCCGACGAACAAACGAGGAGCATCGCTCTTGATCAACGGCCATGACACGCCGGACCTGCTGGATTTCTCCCTACACCTTGCCGTTGATGAAGCCGTCCGTTGCAACCTCTCCGTGCTGGCATCCGGCGACCTGCATTTTTCGGGTGAGGCGGATCTGCAGGTTACCATCAAAGCCATGCCAGGATTTCGGATTCTCGAATCGCGATCGGATGGCATCAAAACGTACACCTGCGAGCCAGAGCCAACCCCCTCAGGAGAGGGATCCCCAATCGCGCGCGTTCCTTTCTCTCGCTTCGTGCTCTGTTGGTGTGGCTTTCATCGTTGGCGGATCGGCCGCATCGGCGAATTCCCGCAAGGCCAAATCGGCTGCATCTGCGGCGCACGGAAACTCTTTTCCCTTTTCAAAGGATAAGCACATGCCGAATCCCTCAGGCATCAATCAGTATACCGGTGGCGGTGCCGCCGGACGACTCTCCACGGCCACGGCTCGCTTGGCAAAATCTTCTCCCTCTCCGGCCAATCCCCGGATCGCGATGTACGCCAGACATGCCGTTTCGCAGGCACGGGTTCGACAGGCAGCCCATCACGCGAATCAACGGCACGCCGCCACCGCACACAACAACAATGCGGGACGACGCTCCTCTGGCCTGTATCGAGATCGTCGATAGCCCATGCCCGCATCTGCGCTCCTCTCGCAGCATCGTGATCCGGTTCGAGAGCTTGCGGCCATACAAGCCGAACTTGCACGCCGGACCTATCTGCGGGATGGGCCCGGTTGGATCCGCAACGTGCTGAAAGAGCATCTCTGGTCGAAACAGGTCGAGATCATGGAGTCCGTGCGGGATAATCGGAAAACGGCCGTTCCGAGTTGCCACGGCTCCGGTAAGAGTTTCCTGGCCGCTCGTATAGGATCCCATTGGCTCTGCAATCATCCGGTGGGTGAAGCCTTTGTCGTGACCTCAGCACCAACCGGCAGACAGGTCCGTAACATTCTCTGGAGAGAGATCAATCGCGCGCACGGGAAAGCCTCTCTCATGGGCCGCACGAATCAAACGGAATGGTTCATGCAGATGGCGAACGGTAAGGAAGAACTCGTTGCGTTCGGGATGAAACCGGATGATTTGGATCCGGCTGCCTTTCAGGGCATCCACGCGCGCTACGTGCTGGTGATCTTTGATGAGGCCGGAGGCATCAACGCCACGCCACTCTGGGAAGCGGCTGACTCCCTTATTGCGAATGATGATTCTCGCTTCCTGGCCATCGGGAATCCTGATGACCCAGAAACGGAGTTCCGCCGCATCTGCGATCCGGGCTCCGGATGGAATGTCATCCCCATCTCTGCCTTTGACACGCCGAACTTCACGAAGGAACCCGTTCCGGAAAAACTCCGGCCGCTCCTGGTCGGAAAGATGTGGGTGGAGGAGAAGCGACGGAAATGGGGAGAAGCGAATCCGTTCTGGATTAGCAAAGTGCTCGGTCAGTTCCCAGATACGACCGTGGGCGGATTGATTCCCATCAAATGGATTCGCAACGCGCAACTCCGAGAGCTTCCACCAGGACTGCCGCATGAATTCGGATTGGATGTCGGCGGCGGTTCGAACAATAGCACCTACTGCGAACGCGAAGGCCCACGCTACCGGATTATTCAGCGGGATCAGAATCCGGATACCATGGAAACGTGCGGGACGCTCCTCGCGTTTATCCATACCAGAAAAACGCTCACACCCGAGGCACCGATTACGAAAGCGAAGGTGGATGAGATTGGTATCGGTCGTGGCGTCGTGAATCGCGCACAGGAACAGCGGGTCAAGGTGGTCGTGGGCGTCAATGTCTCGAGACCGGCCAAGGATAAGGAACATTTTGCGAATGTCCGAGCCGAAGGGTACTGGGCACTCCGCGAAACGTTTCAATCCGGCAACATCGACATCGATGAGCACGATGACGACTTGGCCGCGCAACTCGTGGACCTGCGATACAAGCGGAACTCTCGCGGTCAGATTCAAATGGAATCCAAGGATGACATCAAGCGACGGAACAAGCCATCGCCCGATGATGCTGATGCGTTGATGCTCGCATCCCTGGAATATCTCGGTGGCGTGTCTGAAGTACGGGTGCGGGATGCATCATGGGGATGAGCTCCTCAGAAAGATCCAACGAGCGTACGTGAAACTGTCACTCCTGCCGCATACCACGGGACGGAAACGGGAAACACCGGAGTACCGGGCACTCGTCGAAGAGATTCGCGCACTGGTAGATGAATGGAAACAGTTTCAAGAACGGAATGAATAATGGCTCTCATTCGTAAGACTGTTTCGATCATGAAAGCCTGCGAACTCGTAGGCGTGTCGAGGAGAACGATTTACAATTGGCTCTCCTCCGGTAAGATCGAATACATTCGTACGGCGGGTGGCTCCGTTCGGATTTTCATGGACACGCTCTGGCGCACGGGGAATGTGGTCACGACATCTACTGATGTCGAGGAGAAAGAGGAACCGTGAACGTACCGGATCGCTTGGGACCGTTTCCGTTTCCGGCCACGCAAGGCATTCGCTTGACGAATACCTCGAATGCGCCGAACGGCGTGCCGCCACGGCTCTACTCCTACTGGTCGGTGATCAACAACCATGCCGGAGCCGACCGGCTGTTCGTGCTCGCGGGACGCAAGGGTCAACGACCGATGATCCTGGCAGTAGACAAGCGCACGCTCTCGGTTTCATTGCACCGGGAACTGCCGATGGAGGGAGAAGCGGAAGGATGGTATTTCAGCGACACCCAACCCCACCTCCTCTACTTCATTCAAGGCAATGAACTCCGTACCTTTGATATTTCGAACGGACAATCCGCATCCGTCTTCCGATTGCATTCGGATTATGGCTCGTACATCAAACAGGCCCACAGCAGCCGCACCGATCGCGTGCATTCGGCAACGGTTCAGGATTCGAACTACAGAGCCATCGGATCCGTGGTGGATGACGGACAGAAGCAGGAGTTTTTCCGGAGTACCGGCGTGATCGATGAATGTCAGATTGATAAGAGCGGATATCACCTCGTGGTGCAAGAACGCGTGGGTGAAGATTCCCGAAATCTCTTTATCGATCTGGCCCGAGACGGTAATCGCATCGTGAGCAATAAAGAGGGTGCCTTAGGCCATTGCGACGTGGGGGATAAGATCGTCATCGGAGAAGATGACGAGCACGAGCCCGGTGCACTGGTCAAATGGAATCTCGAGGTGTGGAGCCAGCGTGAATTGATTTGGCAGGCTCCGGGATGGGGACCAGGGATGGGCCATGTGGCTTGTCGGGACCGCGAGGATCTCGCGTTGCTGAGTTCGAATTGGAGTGGCGAACTCCTGGCTCTTTCCATCAGCGGTGCCCGTCCGCCACGCGTGATTGCTCCGGGCCTGATGGCATCGATCCCAGAGAACGCATCCGATGACGAGAAATACAACGGACAACTGCGAGCGTGCGTGGATCCTACCGGAGAGTGGGCGTGTTGGGCCACGAACTTCGGCATAAGGAACGGCCGCTTTGATTTGCTCATGGCGCGCATCGGACCGGGTAGTACGATACCGGATCAACCCAAACCGCCGAATCCAAAACCCCCGACACCGGGACCTGGAGGTTCAATGAAACCGTTAGCGATCTCTACGAATGCCGCGTTCAAGGAAGTACGATTGAAACCGGACGTGGGGGACGAGGTGGTTGGTGTGCCCGGCACATTCGACAATCGTCCTGCGCATCTGATCCCACTTGCTGATTCATTAGTTTCTGGGCATGGCGCAGAGCTGACGTTGGTGTGGGACGACGGCGTTACACTGGTGCAGCACGGTTTTCTGGATACGAAGAGTAATCCTCCTCGATTCTCACCGGACATCTTCACGAAGCCGACAGGTTTTTAGGTCGCCGTCGTACAGGGATCGTCCGCGCAGACGGCCGCGGATTCAGAGATGACACCGGAAGATTTTTTCCGTTAGGAGGCACTCTATTCTGGGCACTTCGTGGGTGGAAGTTCGAACCGGAACGAGTTGAACAGCAATGGGCCTATCTCCGAAAGTATGGATACGAATTTCAACGCGTCCTCGGTGACGTGGGATGGTCAGGACTCGAAACGGATTCGACATGGCCGGACTACCAGGAGAAAGCCTCTAGCATGGTGGACCGGGCCTACGATACGTACGGCATCCGAACGCAACTCACCGTGACGGGTGGTAGCAATCGGGATCATCTTCGAACGACGGACATGTGGGTGGAGATCATCAAAGGACGTGAACACAAGTTCGTGTACTTGGAACCGGTGAACGAGCGGAACATCAAGGACATTGATCTCATCGTGAAGATGGGAAAGAAACTCCTGGCCACCGGGCTCCTCGTCGCTCCGGGGTACGGCGACGACTACGGCGGTGTCATGAAGGAGTTGATGGCCAAAGGTGCAGGCAATATGACATCGGTTCATCTCCATCGGACGGCCACCGATTTCGATTGGCGTTTCGTGCGCCAGGGATGGGACGTGAAGGACTACAAGTGGCCTACGTCGTTGGGTGAAGGGAAAGGCCCACTGTCCAGTGTGTCGAGTTGCATGGACCCGTTGCGATTGGCTATGTCCAGAGCGGTAGGCATGTTGTGCGGTGGGGGATCCTTTATCCTGCACAACGGAGCCGGCATCTACGGTGTGCCGAAAGAAGGGTCCACCGGATTTCGTCCGGCCAACCTCTGGGAGACACCGGGCATCGATGCCATTATGACAGCCGTGCGAGGAATCGATCCGATCTTCCCAGAAGGAGTAGAGGATTGGACGCAATCGAATGATGCATGGGCCGATCCTCCTCATCCGCTCCGGACTCATGAGTTCTGGGAGGGAAAGGAGGGACGTGGCCTCAATAAAAATTACGCGGCCAGTAGTCCAGACGGTCGATTTTTTCTCACGGCTCCATCTGGCGTGTTGAAAGAAGGGAAAGTGACCGCACGGAATGCCTGCCGTGTGACGGTGTATGATCCACTTCATCCAGAAACACCCGTGGAGACACGGGATCTGAATGCAGGAGAAGTCTTGACCCTGAAAGGCGACCCGGCCGCGAATGCCGCGTATCTCATTCGCGGACTTCGGCTGTAAGGAAGGAAACCAATGATGAATCGAATCGTTCTCGTACTGGCGTTGTTACTCGCACTTCCGTCGTGTGCATCGAGAGCACCGGCGTCCCTCACACCAGCGGGCGTGCTCGTGTGGCAAGCCAACGAAGTCACCGTTGGACTCGGTACGCTACAACATGTGGCCATCGGGCTCAACGAAGTGCAGGTGTGCGAGCCGTTGCCATGCCGTCCGCTTCTGAGCACCAACAACACCGGCATCGTGGTGGACGCGGTCACCGACGGGATTACGGCACTCAAGAAAGTACCCGAAGGATGGCGAGCCACGGGACTTGCAGCCGTCCAGCGAATCGAAACGCGACTCGATGCGGCCGGGAAAACGAAACTCTCGTCGTACCTGGCTGCTGCACGTGCGGTGATCGAAAATCTCAAGTAGCAGAGGAGCACAATCATGAATGAAGTTCTTCTCCAACTCTTTGCCATCTTCGGGCCCACCGTGGCCGCGATCATCCAGCGGCTCATGGACCGGAACGGCGGCAGGATGCCGACGTACGAGGAGATGGTCACTGAGTTCCAGGGCAACGCCGACAAGTATCTTGCAGAGGGTGCGAAGTGGAAGGAATCGCATCCACGATAGAGTGGTACCAGAAGCACGGTTGCGATCATGCTCACTGTCCGTTCGAGTGTGAGCATCCGCAACCGTTCCTTCTGTCTGACGGTCGGCTCGTGTGCGGTCGGTGCGCGATTCTTGATCATGTGATTTCGGAAATGATTCCCTGCACGCCGGAGACATGCACCTAATGGAACCAAAACATTTCGATCAAGAAGATCGCGACTTTCTTCCTCAGCACGAGTACATGGTGCTGGCGAAAAACCAAAAGCCGAAGTATCGAGAATTGCCGGTGGTTCGGTTCATGCAGGGACCAGAGTACCGGGTGATTTCTCGGTGGTCGCTTACACCGGAGGAGAGAGCCCGAATCGCGGCCGGTGAGGATCTCTACTTGGAGCAACTCACTTTCGGGAATCTCTTTCAACCGATCCTGCCTACCGTGGGCCTCCGCGATTTCTGTCCGAAGGATACGTAACATGAACGGAGAGGAGCAACGCCGGCATCGCACAGCGACGCAGGAGATTCGAAAGGATCTTGATGCCGTCACGAACACTACCGGAGAACTCGTGGATGAACTCGTCACCCGGATTTCGCAGGTTCGGGATGAATGTCTCAAGGCCGTGGGCGAGGAGCGAACGCATCGGTTACGACTTGCAGAGCAACAACGCACCTACGTGGATCGTGGCGATAAGGATAATCTCATCCGGATGTCAAACTTTGTCTGTCGTGGCTTCTGGTCCCGATTGAACTGGCTTTTCACAGGACGGTAATCCACATGCCCGTGAACACTGAACGTAAAGATTTTGCAGACATGAAGGTGAAGTGGGCACGACTTCGTGACTGCATCGGTGGACGGGATGCCATCCTGAAGGCTGGCGTGAAGTACGTGCCGCTCCTTCCGGCCAAGGATCTCGTAGAGAACGAAGATTACCGTCGCCGTGGGAGCTTCTATAACGCCACCAAGCGCACCGTCGAAGGAATGATGGGATCCATCTTCCAGGAAGCACCGGAGGTAGAATTCCCGGAAGACATGAAACCGTATCTCGATGATATCACACTGGGCAATGTGCCATTCGAGATGTTTGCCCAGACTACCGGCAACGAAGTGATGCTCATCGGCCGGTTCGGTGTACTCGTGGACATGTCCTCGGTTCCTTCGATTGATAATCGGCCGTACTGTATCGGCTACCTTGCGGAAGATATCGTCAACTGGAAAACCTCGAGACTCCAGGGAGCCGAAGTGTTGACGATGTTGGTGCTGAGGGAATCGATCGAGCAGACGGTTCCGACGGATCCGTTTATCAGCGAGGTCATCGAACAGTACCGTGAACTTCGGTTGGTGGACGGCAAATGCATCGTGCAGTTGTGGCGTCCAAAATCGGAGAAGGAAAAGAATGTATTCGTTCATCACGGAACACCGGTCACGCTTAACCGGAGAGGTGAAGCACTTCCGTTCATTCCTTTCGTATTCATCTGCGCATCGAATGCGACATCGGTACTAGAGGAGCCGCCACTTATCGATCTCGCGGATGTCAACCTCGGTCACTGGCGCAACAGCGTCGATTACGAATACGGACTCCATCTCGTGGCGCTACCAACGCCATGGGTCGCCGGTGCTCGTGCCTCCGGTGCGGATTCTTCTCCTTTGCCGATCGGTCCGAGCAAAGTTTGGGAACTGGATATCCAGGGATCCGCCGGCATGCTGGAGTTCAGCGGTGAAGGACTCGGTGCACTCGTCACGGCCATGAACGAAAAGAAGAAACAAATGGCCACGCTTGGTGCACGGCTCCTGGAGGACTCGGCGATCGTACCAGAAACGGCGTCAGCGGTCACCATGCGCCATGCGGGTGAACATGCGTCGCTCCGAACCGTGGCGCAGTCTGTTGAATTGGGATTTACGTTGGTGCTTCGGATTGTTGCGTGGTGGATGGGTAACGAAGCTCTCCCACAGGACACCGAAGTGGGCGTGGAACTCAACAAAGATTATTTGAATGTCAAAGCCTCACCGCAAGACATCCAGGCCGCATTGGCCGCTCTCCAAGCCGAAGAGATCAGCTACGAGACATGGTGGAACATTCTGGTTACCGGTGGATGGGGTCGCGAAGGCATCGATGCGGATGCTGAAGTCGAAGCTATCGAGAAACGGAGAAAAGAACGGGAGAAAAATAAGCCGAAGCCACCACCGCAATCGTTTCCACCACGGAAACCCGGATACCAAGAACCACCACCGTCGGAACCGGAAGTATGATCAAACGCGTCGGACCAAATAAGTACGTGATCATGGATACGGACGGGAAGAAAAAACTATCCAAGCCCATGTCACGGAAACGGGCTCTCCGGCAACTGAAATCTGCCAAGCCGAAGGACGCATGATGGCTATCAACAATATGACCGTGCATGTTCACGTGAATACGTCCGAACTGGATGAAGCTCTCCGAAAAGTGGATGAGCTCCTCCAGAAACATGATCGGACGATGCCTGAAGTGGCGACACTGGCAGCCGGAGTCGGATCCGTATTACTAGGAACGCCAAAGCCAGTGACCCGTCGCAATCTCTTGAGTTTTGGATTGTTGAAATCGTAGGAGGAGGAGATGCCGAAGATTGTTGCAGAGATGAAGATCACGATGGACGAGGCTGGTCAGGTGCAGGTCGAAGGACCGTTGGACAACAAGATCCTGTTCTACGGTCTGTTAGAAGTCGCGAAAGAAACGTGCGTGTCGCATCACAAAAACAAAGAACGGTTGGTGCAGCCGATTCCCGCGTCGGCGATCCAACATTTTGGTGGGCCCGGAAAAAATTAGCAAACGAAGAAAGGTTAGAACCATGCCAGCACTGACACCCGTTGTGGACTCGCTTGACAAGGTGCCCGAATCGGCACGCACGTTTTACGAACCGAAGGACGGAAAGTTTCACGTCATTCTCGATGCGGCTCCGGCCGGATTCGTTCCGGCTGCAGAGTTGGCCACGGCCAATGGCAAGGTCGTGGAGTTTCGAGACAACAACATCAAGCTCGTGAAGGAAGTCGAGGAGTTGCGGCCACTCAAGACGAAGTACGCCGGCATCGAGGACCCTGAAGCGGCCAAGGCAGCCATTACCGAATTGGCGGCACTCAAGGCCAAGGGCATCACGAAGCCGGATGACATTTCGACGCAGATCACGGCTGCCGTCAAGGCCGCTCAGCAACCGTTGCTGGATGAAGTGGCCTCGATGAAAGCCTCATCGGCTGCAGACCGCAAGCGAGCGGATGACGCGACGCTCCGGCAAACGATCAGCGAACACTTCACCAAGGCCGGAGGGATTCCGTCGGCTCTCGATTTCATCGTAACCAAGGCGTCATCGGTCTTCCAAGTGGAGAGCGGTACGGTGAAAGCACAGGCCAATCGATTCAGTTCCGAAAAACCTGGGGATCCCCTGACCGTCGAGGAGTGGTTGAAATCTCAGGTGAAGGAATCGGATTTTGCATTCAAGCTCTCGAACGGAGGAGGAGCGGATCCGCTGCGTCAAGGTGGTAGTGGTGGCGGTGGTCTGAAACCCGGTCAGATCCTGCTGAAGGATCCCACTCCGCAACAACTGGGAGAACATGCGGACGCGATTCGGAAAGGCACGATGAAGATCGAGTACTCAGCCGATCAACGCGCGTAGAAAGGAGCATCCGATGAGTTGGAGTGCAGAGGCATCAGGGTCGCACGACGAGGTGAAACAGAGAATCGGTTTGGATCACGGCGTTCCACCCGGTGTGCGCACCTCGGTGGATCACGTGCTGTCGGCATTGGAGCCGGGATCAAAAGTGACCGTGACGACCAGCGGCCATATCGATCCAGTGACGAAGTTGGGAAACATTTCCCTTCACGTCGTCACGAAGTAGTACGCCCGTTCGTTCGGTATCACATTCGGTGAATGTGGTGCCGAGTCCCCGGTGGGGACATTACATTTTCTTGTGTCCGTGTTAGGGGATCTGGACTCGGTGAGTTCGGATCCCGGCATCCTCTCGGTGAGAACGATGCCCGGCTCCGGTGGGGTCGCTTGATACTCAAAACGTTTGTGTCAAGGAGACTTTCACTATGGCAGGTGCACTCGTTACAACCAACATCCTCGCAACCACGGTTGCGATGGGACTCTCCGCTCTCCGGCAACGGCTGGCTCTCGTCTTCATCGCGAATCGTGATTACGAGAATGAAATCACGGCGGCGAAACGGTTCGCTACCGTGAACGTCGCGGTGCCTGCAGCCGTGGCCACTCGCACGGTGGCACCGGATGTCGTGCCTCCGGCTGTGACCGCTGTTACGCCCACCAACGTTCCGGTCACACTGTCGGAATGGAAAGAGGCTCCGTTCGCGATGGACGACAAGGGCATGGCTCAGGTCGATCGCAACATCCTCCCCATGCAAGCCTCGGAAGCCATCAAGGGATTGGCCAACACGATCGAGGATTTCCTCTGGTCCAAGTACACGTCATCGTACGGCTACGCGGGCGTTGCCGGCACGACACCGTTCGCCACGGACCTATCGGAATATCTCGCAGCCAGAAAAGTCGGCAACGTGCAGTTGATGGACATGGAACCCCGTTTCATGGTCATCGATCCGGATGCAGAAGAGAAGGCACTCGGTGTGCGTGCGTTCCAGGATGCATCCTTCGGTGGCGGCGACGGCGTGATCATTCGCGGCCAGATCGGAAACAAACTCGGTGCGTTGTGGCTGATGTCGCAACGAGTCCCGCTCCACACCGCAGGAACGGCCACGGCCGGATACCTGATCAACAACGGTGCTGGCTATGCCATCGGCATCAAGACCGTGACCGTGGATGGTGGCGCACTCGGCACGCTGATCCTCGGTGATATCATTTCGTTCGCTGGCCATGCCCAGACCTACACTGTGGTCTCCTCGGTTGGTGCGGGCACGGTGACCTCTATCACATTCGAGCCCGGTCTCGTTGCGGCCGTGGTCGATGATGAGGCACTCACCAAGAGAGCATCGCACCGTCTGAACTCGCTGATCCATCGCGATGCGCTGGCATTCGCGATGGCGCCACTGATGGACACCGTGGAGGTGCCCGGAGCCACGCTGCAGTCCGTGGCAATCGACGAAGTGTCCGGCCTGTCTCTTCGGCTGGAAGTTTCAAGACAGCATCGGCAAGTGCAGTGGGCGTACGACGGTCTGTACGGCGGATCTGTCGTGCGAGCCAACGCGTGGGTGCGTCTCGCGGGATAAGGTTCATGAACGGGACCGTGGCAGGCGGTTCATGGTGAGCCGTCTGCTCAATCCATTTTCTTGAAGGAGAACGTTCATGGCTGATTCTCGTATGTATCCAGAAGGGAGTGGCGGAGTAAAATCCCGCTACATCTCCGGTATCGAAGTCGTTTTTGGGATGGTCAAATCCCTACGTACTCGATTGACTACGGCGCAAGTCATCGCGGGTGCGGATCTTCTTCCGGCTCTCCTCGGTGTGCGGTGGCGACTGTTCGATGCGTCGCTGATCGCAATCGGAGGAGCGGCCACCACGAACACCTCCGTGAACATCAGCGCGATCCGGGCCGGATCAGCGGTGCAACTCCTGGTCGTGGCTATCGCGGCCTTGACGCAGAGTGCCCGTGTCCGTGCAGGAGCCACCAACGCGGTGATTCTCGCGGATGGTGCGTCATTCACTCAGGTGGATGCCAACACGGCGATTCGAGCAACCAATGTGGGAGCGTCCATGACCGTGGCCACCCATATTGATTTTCTGCTCTCCTACGTGGCGGATCCGGCATAAGGCCATGCCCGTCACGACACTTGTTACCACGCCGGGATCTGCCTCTGCTAATGCGTATCCAACATTGGCAGAGGCAAATCAATATCACCTCGATCGACCGCCGGTTGGAACAACGTGGGCTAGTGCGACTGACGACCAGAAGAATGCCGCCATCTTGTGGGCGACCATTCTGATGGATCGACTGTGGGTGTGGGCCGGACTTCCCACGGACTCTCTTCAAGCATTGCTCTGGCCGCGTCAAGGCATGCTGAAGTTAAACGGATGGGAGTACGTTCCAGATGACGTGATTCCGAATGAGCTTAAACAGGCGACGGCCGAATACGCTCGTCAACTGATGGTATCAGATCGCGCGGGGGATTCTGATATCGAGACACTCGGAATCACGTCCGTCAGAGCCGGGTCAGTGGCACTCACGTTCAAGGATTCGGTCTTCGCCAAAACCGTTCCTGATGCGGTGTTCAATCTTATTCCAAACGCATGGGGCTATCCGAAAGGCCGGGTGACCGGTGTGCGGGACCTGATAAGGGCATAACGTATGGCACGATTCCAACTCGGTGTTCGAACATCGAACGTCACGTCTGCTCAGTCTCTGTTTGAAATCATCGCTGGTGCCATGGGATGTCGATTGAGAGGCATCAACATTACCCTGGCCACGGCGGTGACCGGAGCTTTCGGTGTGGGACGTCCGGCTGCGAAAGGCATCACACCGACCACTCCAATCACGTTTCCTACGGTAGACGGAGTCGGAGATCCTTCACTCTCAAAGATCGCGCTCGCATGGGGGACCAGTCCCACGGCTCCTTCTCCGTACTATCGACGTGTCTCGATGCCGGCAACCATTGGAGCCATGGCCGATTTGGTGTTTACGGTTATTGGCAGAGGAGGCATTTGGATTCCAGCCGGAGGAACGCTCGTTCTCCATAACATCACCGGTGGCCCGACGCTGGATGCCACTATCGAGATCGAAGAATGAGCCTCATCAGCGGTGCTGTCGCTATCGCAAACTCGGTGACCAACTCTCTGAAGATGCAGTCCGATGTCTATCAGGAAGTGTCAGCCGGAGTGGACCGAAACGGCAGACACATCTATCCCACGAAGGTGCTCCGGAAAGCAGTGGTGGACATGAAGCAACAGCAAGTCCGCACAGCATCCGGCGACATGGCTCTCAGCAAGGCGTCGGTGTTGTTTCTTGATCCAGCAATCGTGGTCAAGTTCACCGATCGCATCACACTGCCGGACGGTTCCTCCGGCCCGATTCTGGCCATCGACGGATTCGTTGATGGTGAAACAAACGCGCAAGCACTCTCAGAGGTGTATCTAGGCTGATGGCTAGTGTTCCTACGTTCACCGGCGCAAACGCCATGCTGGCGAAGATCAATCGACTGAAGGGGGTTTCTCCTGACGTGTTCGGGAATGCCATGGTGCAAGAAGGCAAAGTCGAAGTTAAGGAATGTCAACGACAATGCCCGGAGGAATCCGGGGACATGAAAGACGAAATTCATGTCGCCGGACCGTTCCGAGAAGGCCGGACGATTACGATCATGATCACCACCGGACCCAAGTCAGAAGAGTACGCATTACGGCAGCATGAAGATCCGGACCTGTTCCATAGGGTGGGCAACTGGAAATTCATCGAGGGACCACTCATGGAATCCGCTCCTCACATGGCTGCACGGATTGCCAGTCGAATCGATTTGAAGGATAAGTAAATGGCTACCGATGATGATCTGGTTACGCTGCTCGTGGAAGGAGGAATTCCGGATGCCGATATTTTCGTCGGCTCCAAGGCCACGTTACCAGAAGAACTCAGTCGGTCGTTCATTACGATCCGGATGACTGGAGGACCAGCACCAGAAGGTACGCACAACCTACCGAATGTTCCGGCCTATCCACGGCCATCTGCTCATATCGTGGCCAGAGCCGAAGATTACGCGGTAGCAAAAGCTCTGGCACAACGGGCATTCGATATTCTCTTTCCAGTACGAAACCGTTTCGTGAATGGGACATGGTGGCGTTCGATTAGCATGGTGCAGTCGGAGCCACTCGATCTCGAGGAGGACGACAAGGGCAGACCACGGTTTGCCTTCAACGTGAACATCGTGAAACGTTCGTCACCAGTCACCAGTAGTTAAAAGGAGAGTTACATGGCCGCAACTGTTGTTTCCAGTCTCATCGTTACGCTCCGGTCCATCCTGTCAAACTCGATTGGGCTGGCCAATGCTCAGGCCAGTGTGGAAACCGGAGTCAATCGGGCAATTGCATCGGGTACCGGAGCGGATCAATGCGACCGCGTGTATACGGAATCCGCCAAGTCCATCGCTGCCGCGTATGATGTGGACTTGTCTGGATCACTGGTAGATGCGCTTGGTGCCGCATTCGTTCTCGCACGGCTCAAAGCGATCCTGGTTGTGGCTGCCGTTGCCAACACCGGGAACGTGATCATCGGCAACGATGCCGCTTCTCCGATTCTCGGATTCGGAGCCATCACACATACGTGGGCCGTGCCTCCGGGTGGTGTGTTCCTGGTGTACGCTCCCAACGCAGCCGGATGGCCGATCACCGCCGTCACCGGTGACATCCTCCAGTTCACGCCATCGGCCGGTACGCAAGTGTTCGACTTCGCTCTGCTCGGATCCAGCGTCTAGTTCCAGGGGTGACCCAACGTTACTTCGGCCTTTAAGGAGATCATGAAATGTCGAATGCTGTTACCACCACTGGAATTCTCGTCAAGCGGGCACTCTTCGCGACACCAACGACGTTCGTTACCATCGGGGAACTGACCGAACTGGATCCCGGTGGGATGAGCCGGAACAAGATCGAAACCTCTACTCACAACGACGGATCCGAGAGCCACGTGCTTGGGATCCTTCGGCAAGCGGATCCAACGATGAAGATCAACTACGTGGCCGCGGATGCCACGCACATCTCCATCCTGGCAGACATTGCCAACAACGTGAAGAACGCATGGCAGTTTCTCTTCCCATCCGGAAAGACACGAACCGGATTCGCGTACGTGCAGATGTTCAAGTTCGATCCGGCACCGGTGGATGCGAAACAGGGTGCATCGTTGGCCCTGACGTGGGCCGGAGCCGTGGTCGAAGCATAGAAGGAGAAGGTTCATGAGTCAGATACTTTCGGCGAACGATATTTTCGACAACGATCTCGATCTCGAGGTGATCGAGGAGTTGGTTCCCGAGTGGAAAGGCAAAGACGGAGAGCCGGGCATCGTCCGGCTCCGTCAGATGAATGCCGAAGACTCGACGGCCTTCACCGAGGAGATGGAGAAGCCAGAGAACAAACAGGAAGGCATGTTCATCATTCTCGTGTGGAGTGCGGTGGATGCGGAGAACAAACCGTTGTTCACGCATGAGGACATCGCACGACTCAAAAAGAAAAACATGCGCGTACTCAACCGGCTGCAGATGGCCGCACTCCGGTTGAACTCCATGATCCCGAAGAAAAAGGAAGAAATAAAAAACGACTCAGGCGAGGAGGCCATCGCCGGTTCGCGTACCGACTCGCCAAAGAACTAGGGTACGTTGATGTAAACCGCATGTTGCGGAGCATCACGTGGGAAACGTTCCTCGAATGGCAAACGTTTGAATCCCTCGAACCGTTTGAAACGGAGCGGCAGGATTACCGGATCGCTCATGTGGTGCATGCGCTCTGGAGTATTGCCAGAGCCCAAGTGGGCAATACGGAAGAACGGCCGATCGCAGACTTTCTTCTGAACTTCGGTGACCTGAAAATCGCACGTGCGGATCTTACCGTGAAGCAAACGGTTGAGTATCAGGAAATGCTTATTGACGCGTGGTGTTTCCTGAACAATGAAGCGTTGGCTGCTGCAGCAAAGGGAGTCCACTAGTGGCTGTTGATATTGGCGCAATTGCTGGTCTCATCATCCTCAAAGATGAGTTCACCAGTCAGCTCGACCTTGCGGCCTTTGCCCTGAAAAACTTCTCGAAAGAGAATCAGGAAAGTCTCAAGGCCGTAGCAGGTGCGGCAGGCATAGTTACGGCTGCCTTTACGGCGGTAGCCGTTGCTACAGTTGCACTAGGCAATCGCGGATCCGATATCAACGATGTCAATGCCACTCTCGTAGATTTCGCCGGTGGAGCCCGAGAAGCCGAAGCCGCGATGGAGGCTCTTCGGTCCGGGACCAAAAACACAGTCGAGAACTTTACGCTGGCCAAAGATGCGGCGCATCTCCTCTCGGCTGGAGTGAGGCTCACTGCTGATGATTTCGGTACGCTTGGTTCGGCTGCGTTCGTACTCCAGAATCGAGGACTGGGCGATACGAAAAAGATGCTGGAACTTGTGTCCGATGCCATGGTCACGGGACGCACCCGTGCGTTGTCCATGGCTCTCGGTGTCGTGGAAGTCGATGACGCCGAAGCGGCCTACGCCAAAACGCTCGGCATCAAAAAAGATGAGATGACGGATCTGGAGAGAGTCGAAGCCAAACGCATTGCCATCATGGGCATGCTCCAGAAAGCGGTGAAGGAGGCTGGAGATCAGGAACGAGATTTCGGAGAACAGTTGGAGGCTGGTCAGGTCGCGTTAACAAATTGGATTGATGAACTGGCCCAAGCCGTGGCGGTTTCTCCGGCCTTGGCTGCAGGCATGAAAGCGGTTGGTGACGCATTCTCAGATGCGTTCAGCGGTGAGAACTCCACGATGATCGCGGACATCGTACACCAGATAGAGAACGTGGCGATCGTAGCGGTGGATGTCGGTCTTGGTGCGATCGAGATGGCCCGTGTGGTGAACGTGGCATGGTCCGGTATCAAGGTAGCCGTGCTGAGCGTCCTCACGGTTGTGGCGATGGTGGCTGACGGTATCGTTGAAACCATGGCTGCCGTAGCCATCGCTGGAAATGCGCTTCATGTCGTACCCGATAGCGCCGTAGCCGAAGTGGTGAGTCTCCGAGATAACATTCGCGGGCTCACGGTTGATCTCGGTGCCCAAACGGATGCGGCAGCACTCGGCCTCATCGGCCAATCCGAATTGGATAAGACACTCGATCATCTGGGTGGGACGCTGTTCACCGTTCGGGATGCGATGGTGAAGGCTCAACAAACGCAGACCGAAGGAGTGGAGGTAGACGAGATCGCGATCGCCAATGCGAAAAAGATTGCCGAAGTCCAAGGTGAGGTGGCTAAGGCTCATGGCGATCGCGCGAAGATTGAAGCGAGCCTCTGGGCCATTGAGAAAAAGAGTCTCGAGGAAACCACGGAGTTGTGGGATAAGTATTTCGTTAACATCGTGAAACAGTCCGGCACGACCTACGACGCATTGGTTGCAGACATTGAAGCGTCATTCAATATCGCCGTGACGAAGTTGGATGCTGCTGACCGGAACTACGCGGAACATTACAAAGCCTTGCGAGCTACGGCCGATCAGGCATTGAAAGGGATCGCGAGTGACTGGGATAGCGTGAAGGATACGTCTATCCGAGCACTGAATCAAACAGCGGAACGCGCAGAAGAAACGTATCGTCTGATGATTCGGAGCGGTGGGTTTCATTACGACGCTCTGGAGAGACAGCGACTCAAAGTGATCGAGCTTCAAGATGCTGCTCGTGGCATGGGGAAAGAGTTCGTGGCCGCACAGGAAGCGGCAGCCGCAGCAGCCGAGAAAAACAAAAAGGAACTGATCGCGGTAAAGGAAGCTGCTGATAAAGCGGCCGCAGCGAATCGAGCGATGGGAGGGTCATCGGATGTCACGGCTGCCAACATTTCTGACCAGATGTTAAAGCCGTGGGGTGTTACGGTTGACATGCTCGAACCGTGGTTCCGACTGAACTACAGTTTGCAGGATGCCATCGCCTTTGCGAAAAAATATGGTCGTCCACCGAAGGGGCAACCGCAAGGTCCCGGTCCACGAGTCACAGGATACGCCGAAGGAGGCATGGTTGATATCAAGGTAGGAGAGAACGGACCAGAAGCCGTTCGCATCCCTCTCGGCTCCACGGTGTTTCCAAGCGGAATGCGTCCGAGCGGTGGAGGTACGACCATCAACAATTGGTACGTAAACGGATCGGCGCTCGATG